TAGGCCAAGTCACATCATCTAGTGATGTCGCACTTGCAGTTATATCTCTGAGCGCTTGGCGATACGCTGTCTGCTCTGCTGTCATTGTACGATCTGAGCCAGCCCACCAGTCTGTAGCTGCAATCAGACGGTCACGCTCGGCACGTAGCTCTTTCATAGGTTCTGCTGCAATGAGTTCGTCACGCTTGGCTACTACTGCTGCCCAAGTTGTACCCCAGTCTGCGGGGTCAGAGCTTTCGATAGCTGTGCCATTAGCGTCTGCGCCTGTGACCTTAGCAAACATAGTGCCAAACTCTGCTTCTGTTGTTGGTTCGCCACGGAGTACCCACTCTGTGACGTTAAGCTCTGTTAATGCTGTTGAGATTGTTGTCATTTTATTGGCCTCCTTTAGCCTGCGATTTCATATACAACTAAACTTGAAACACACCTATGGCGTGAGTTGTTATTGCCGTCCTCTACACTTCTGTTTATCGCACCAGCGTGGTAAAAGTTAGCCTGAACCTTGAATGTGATTGCTGTCGCTGTATCGGGCGCTGGTGTTGTGTCGTGGAATGACCCCGCCAATGTATGCATTTGATATTGGTTACTGCTAGCAACATCACCCGAACCTGCGTTGTAGTCGTTGTGAGACATTGTAGCCGCTATTCGGTTACCAGCGTTGGAGTTGATACTTTCAGTTATAGGCGACCCGTCTCTCACAAGACGTATACCCCAAGAAAAATACCCAACACTGCCAGTCACTGAAGGGCAGATGATGAACTTACTGGTTGTAGATTTTGGTGTAAGAGTGACAGACAGACCAATGTCTAACCATGTGCCAGAAGCCATACCCGTAGAAGTATTAAGCACCTCACTTTGCACCTGCAAAACTGTACCCGTTGTATTGATCCCAAGGTCAGCCGCAGTAGGCGTACCACCCGCAGCATTCTGGATTTGATCGACTTTGATTATGCTGGTCATTGTGCGATCTCCATTAGGGTGATGGTGTCTATAGTTTGAGACCAGTGGTAATAAGCAGTCCCACCACCTCCCCTTTTGACATGCAAACCGTAGGTAACGGGAGATGTTGTTGCGGGGCTGTCTAACGCCGTAAGTGTGGTTGTTACCCAGTTTCCCGCTTGAGTAATACCTAACCCTTCTGATCCGCCTAAATTTGTACCGCCCCGATAAAGAGTGCTGATTAACCAATTACCAGACCCACTAAGACCATTGAAATGTGCGACAGCATATACCTTACTACTAGTTGATGTCGGGGTTATTGATGCGGATAGGTTAGCGTCAATGTATGAACCAGAGGTTGTTGTTCCATCTGAACTAAGGTTTTTGCTTGCCGTCACCACCTGCACCACATGCCCTGCCGCCATAACACGGCTACCCAAGTTAGGCTGGAGATTATCAACGTAGAGTGTACTCATTGCTTTATCTCCGTCAGTAACATGTGCTGTTCACGATAGACGTACCCTGTACCTGAACTTGAAGGTAAACGCATGTAAAGGGCGTACTCAGTAGAAGACGTTGAGTTAGGTAAGTCCGTGTACATCAACGCTGTCGTAGTGTAAGTACCGCTACCATCGTAATCCCCGTGTATGTTGGTAAATAAAGAGATGTCCGTTCCGTTGCGGAACAGCCTCAAGTTCAGCTCAACATTTGTGTTTAATAGTACACAAGACATCTCTATCTTAATAAGACTGTTTGCGTACTTAGGGGTTATAGACAGAGCCAAGTTCGATTTTACATATGAGGTACTTGTAGTGGTCTGTGTTGTGGAAGTAGGGGTCATTCTGACCGTCTGCACCACACTTCCTGTTGGAGGGATAAAGCCTTCACTAGCATCCAACGTCTGACCACTCGGTATGATCACCTTGTTCGCATTAGCCCCGCTAGTCGGCCCCTGCAAGTTCTGTACTGTTAATGTTCCTACCATCTATACCACCGTTAAGTTGCCGTTGACGGTGAGTGTCACACCAGTGGCTAGGGTAAGAGGCCCAGCGCATGAGGCATTCTCAGTCGCGTCTATTGTTACGTTTGTATTCAAGGTTTGCTCGTTCACACGAAAGATGTCACCAGCCGCAGCCGCAGGGCCAAGCGTACCGCGCTCGCCCTTGTATCTGCCCCCGCCAACCGCAGTCGCAAGGTCAACCGCCGTAAACATCAGCACATCGATGATGTCGCCCGTAGCAGCACCCGATGTCAGCACAACATCAGATCCGTTGGTGGCCGTGAAATCGGTGCCATCGACTAGCCTCACGCCGTTCATATAGATATCCACAAAGCCCGCCGTAAAGCCCGCTGTGGCAAAGCTGGTTTGCCCAGATACCGCCGTAAAGGTCTGCCTAGTCTGCGTCGAATGTGGGACGGGTGCGTTGCCTATATAGCCTGACATTAGGGTGTCTCCTGTGCCTCAGCTTCAGCTTGTGCTTGTGCAGCCGTCTTAGCCCAGCCTCTTGTGAAGGCATCAGCTACGATAAGCTCACGGGTTGCTGGGATAGCCACGCCTTCATCTAATGCACGGTTGGTGTACATCTGCACGATTTCGTCGTTAGCTTGTTTTGCTCTATGCGTAACTACGGTTTCTGCCCACTCTTGAGGAGACACAGCGCAATACTGTAGACCTTTAAGATCAGTGTCTGTTAGTGTGATTGTGATTTCTGGCATAGTTGCCTCCTGTTAGCCGATTAAGTTACCACTAAAGTAACTATAAAAACTATTTCCATGTACTGTTCGTGTATATTTCAAAACGATTTGCACATAGTCACCCGCACCTAAGTTAAGTATAGTTGATGAGTGGTCAGCAAAATAATTTGTTGACATGGTTGTACCATTTGAGCCATACGCTCTACGGTGTGAAAATGCTACTATACTTCCGTTTTTCTTAATATAAAAACTGTCGTTCATATCGGTCCCATTCGGAACATTGGTAAACAAGACCAAAGTATGAAAGAAATATCTTCCTGCAACGGGAGCAATAAACTTACCGTGGTTTCCACCAGACGTAGCATAATGACCGCCAATGTTATGTTTACCCTCAGAGGATGTGTCATTAAACGGCAAAACTCGAAAAGTTCCACTAGGGGTAAAGTTGTTACTCATCCCTACGTTAAAACAGGGCTGATACGGCATTGTGACACGGCCAGCGGAGTCGATGCGCATACGTTCTGTAGAATTGGTAGAAAACGTCATAGCGGTGTTTTCGCCATTCATAAGCTGCGCATTTTCGCTGTCGTCAATGCCTACACGAAAGCCATCAGCAAATCCTGTGCCTGTCGTAGCGTTCTGGAAGTTTGCGTAAACGCCTACGGCTTGGTTGTTGTAACCTTTAAAGGCAATTTTATCTGCATCAGTAAATGTGTTGACTTGGGAGTGTACTTTTGCACTAGGCGAACTCGTGCCAATCCCAACATTACCGGTCGCATCCAGTGTCATAGCAGTAGATGTGGCGTTATCGTCAATGCCTTGCGAGGTAAACGCCCCGCCCACATCTAGCGCCCCACTGACACCAGCATCCCCAGCAATATCAGCGCCGGTTGTGCTAAGGCTTACCGCCTTGGTTCCAATGTATCCCGCCATTAGGTTTGCTCCAGTACGCTGACGATGACATCCGCTGAACTGGCTGTATCGCTGGTTACAACCACGGTGTCTGTGGTCTCCAAGATGACCTTGCCGTCTAGCACTGACAGCGCTGAGTTTGCGGGGATCGGAGCGCCCTTAACCAAGTAGACGCCAGCGCACTGCACATCGACAGTAATCTGGCTGGCTGTGCGGTTGGCTAGGTTGCAGCCGATTACCACCGCAGTAGTTGAGGATGGCACGGTGTATGTCGTTGTGGCGCCGGTTCCGACCGAAGCGCTCGTATAGTTCTTAAATGTATTGGCCATGATTTATCCTAAGGCGATAGCAAACGGGATGGATGCATCACCCGCCTGAGTTACACTGTTGGCAGCTGATGCAGCGCTGGTAGCCGCATTGGTTTCCGCGGTCTCTGCAGCCGCCTGAGCAGCCACTGCAGCCACCTTAGAAGTCTCACTGGCAGCTGCACTAGTGGACGCCTCAGAGGCTTTGGTAGTGGCTGTGGCGGCTGATGTGGATGCGGATGACGCACTGGTTGCGCTATTGGTTTCTGAGGTAGAAGCAGCTGCAGCGCTGGCTGCGCTATTGGTTTCTGAGGTTGATGCTGAGGATGCGCTGGATGCACTAGCAGAGGCGCTAGACGCACTAGCAGAGGCACTAGACGCACTAGCAGTAGCACTTGATGCAGCATTGGTCTCAGCGGTCTCTGCAGCCGCCTGGGCAGCTACTGAGGCTACCTTGGATGTCTCACTAGCAGTGGCGCTTGTGGACGCCTCAGAGGCTTTAGTAGTAGCTGTGGTAGCAGACCCAGACGCAGAGGTTGCGCTTGAAGCAGCATTGGTCTCAGCGGTCTCTGCAGCTTGCCGTGCGGCAATAGAACCAGTTTCTGCAGCTTCAGCGTTAGTCTCAGCGGTCTCTGCAGCTTGCTTTGCGCTTTCACTCGCAGTCTGTGCGGTTGCGCTGGATGTAGCGCTAGCTGCGGAAGCTACAGCACTTGCAGCTGCCTCAGAGGCAGAGCTTGTGGCTGAGGCTTCACTGGTAGCACTATTGGTTTCTGAGGTTGCAGCATTGGCAGCTGCGGTTTCTGCATCTGTTTTTAACTGGGTGAGTGTACTGACGTCTTCAGAGCTCAGGCCAGTGCCAGAGTAAAAGGATGTCTTTGGCATCTATTGGGATCCTCAGTTATCTAATGATCGAGAGGGCATGATGGACTGGACTGATCCTGACGTCTCAGCATCATCAGCTTGGCCTTGTAGCTCGCTCAGGAATTGACTGAAGCGTTGCTCAAAGAGGGGCCCACGCTCATCCATGAAGTAATCACTGGCATAGCTTAGGGCGCCGTAAGTAATCAGGTCGGGCGCAATGATTGCCAGGTCATTTTCGTCTGTGTCTGTAGTCATGTCAGTGAACTGGGCGTAGTAGTTCAAGACTGCAGTGCCAGAGCTTGGGTATGGGTAAATCAAGAACTCATCACCTTGCCGAGCAAAGTACTGTGGAGTGCCCGTTTCACCACCTTGCTTGTAGTTTACCATAGTAGACAAAGGGATCCGCTGGATGTTTGTATTCGTATGGTAAAAGTCCAAGACCTCTAGGAAGTCTGCGGGGACCGTCAGTGATGTAGTTGACGATGTGATTGAATAGTTAAAGGTCTTTTCCATAGACGGAATACGCAGCTGTCTCTGGATCCGGGTTATGCTTTGGTCAACAAAAGTATCCGCTAAGGTATCAGTCAGGTCACTTCTGTTGAGTAGGTCCTTGAAGTGGACCCTGAGTTCACCTTTGTTCATCTAGGCATACCTTTTCTTCTTGGGTTTGGCCTTCGCTTTTGGCTTTGGCTTGGCTGTCTTGGCAGCTGCCCGGAAGGCCGCGTCAGTGGGGGCACCTTTGGCACCCTTGGGCCGAGGCTTCTCACCGCGCTTACGTTTGGCGTGGATATTCGCATAGAGACCCATCCTACATGCCTCCCTTGAGGCACTTGCCAGCTAGTTCACAGGTCTTGGGGGTCTTGCAGGTTTTGCATGTACCTTTTCCATATGCCATCTTTATGTCCTTCTTGATTTCGAGCCAGAGCACTTCCAGCGTTTTCTTGAGAGATTAAGTGGGCTGTTGGGGTCTGCAGCCGCCTTAGGATGCTTGCGCTTCTGGGCCGCTGAGCGGGCGCAGTAGGCGTCACCTTTCTTGGTGCCTGCCTTGACCCTAGAGCCGCCACCTTTGGCTGGCCCAGCTTGCCCATATGAGACCCTACGACCGCTTGAGGTTACCTTTACTTTGGCCTTACCTTTGGCTGGTCTAGACATGCCTTAGATCCTCTTGTTGGTTGCCATGAAGCCATCGAGGGCTTGGTCTTTGAGGCGTTTGACAATCTCTTGTCCTGTGGCTTCCCAAATGTTGAAGCCTTCGCGCATCCACTGTTCAACGACAGCTGTGGGGATGCTTGCAACACGCATGAAGTCACCCTCTCTGGAGTTGTCTGAGGCATTACGACTGTCCTTCAGATCGTCCATGAAGTCTTGGGTGATGTTCTGTGTGTTCTTTTGAATGACGTTGCCTAGGTTCTCTAGGTATTCTGTCTGAACACCGAGTAGGCTGGGGGTCTTCTTATCTGACATTAAGCTTTCCTTTTAGACAAAGAAAAAGGGCCACCAAAGGAAGCCCAGGGAAGGAGAGCAAACAAAAACCCTGGGACCGCCTAAGGTGGCCCTTTCATAGGTCGAGACCTATTCGTTTAGACTTATGACAAGCCTGTGATCATCCCAGAATCTGAGAAGTTAGAGTGCTTACAAGAGTACTCTCCGACCACGAAATGCTTCTCACTGTCACCAGCTGAAGCCAACAGCGTGCGTGAGAATGGACGCAGCACACATGTCTTGAACATTGATGGGTCGATCAAGAAGGCATGTGTAGTCAACTGGTGGCGGTTCAAGACCACTTTGTATTCTCCGTATGGGCTACACGGATCTTCACCTAAGGGCGTTAACCTTAGACCGTCTTTCGACTGCTCATGCTTTCACATGAGATGAGACTATATCATCACTACTATTTGCAGTGCCTGGCGCTTCCACCCACTTGGGTGTACTTCCTCGCGGAATAGTCGTTGCACCTTCCCCTCTTGGGGCTTGGCTCAGGATTACCATATCTTTCGACTTAGGCTTCCCCTGAATTCACCAGGTTTAATGTACGCTAGCCGCTTCAACGTACAGATCAATCACGTTCACCAAGGATTTACCCTGCGCGAACTCACGGTTACGGCCAGAAGAAGCCGCAAAGCCAGCAACGATTTGGGCGTCAGCTGGTTTAATCATGAGTACACTTGGGTCAGACCCGTTGTTGAAGCAGTCTTCGCCCAACTCAAGCAGTTTAGCTTCAGTCAACGCATCGGTTGCGTTAGCACCCGCGTCCACTGTAGTTGAGATCTGTTGAGAGATCGAAGCCATCTCACGCGCTGTAGTTGCATCACCAGCTACTGCAGCGTTGTCCACACCAATCAATGCTCGTTCCAAATCGCGCTTGATTTCTTTAAGTGCACGGCCAAGTTGATATGCGGTTTCCTTAGCTCTACCATAGGTTTTAATCTGGTCGGCTGTTGCACTAATTTGGAAAGCCTTGTGCAGGATCTGACATTGATTCGTGCGTGAAGTAGCTGCAGTCAATGTTGCCATTGAAGCATCTGCCCCTTCGACCTGGGCGTTATCTGCGGCTGCACTTAATGAGTCCTCAAGCCACTCGAA